AGAGCAATAAAGAGCATTTTGAGAGCAATAAAGAGCATTTTGAGAGCAATAAAGAGCATTTTGAGAGCAATAAACTTATTTGTAAATATTGTAATAAAATATATAAACATTATCAAAGTAAAAATAGACATATTAAAAAATGTAAAGAAAAACATGATAATATACTAAAAGAAGAATATGAAAAATTAAAAAAAGAGAATGAAGAATTAAAATTAAATTTTCAAAATCAAATGAATGAAATTAAAAATCATGTTAAAGAACTTATTAATGAAAATTGTAAAATACATCCAAAAACTTTACAAAAAATAAATAATACTATTGGTAATATAACTCAAAATAATACTCAGAATAATATTAAAGAACAAAATAATAATTTTAATCTTATGGGTTTTGATAAAATGATTCTTGAAAATATTTTTTCTAAAAAAGAACAATTAAAAATATTAAAACAAACATATAATTGTTTACCTTTTTTAATTAATTATGCTCATTTTAATGATAATTATCCACAATTAAAGAATATAAAAATAACAAGTTTACATAAAGATATTGCTTATAAATATAATGAAAAGAAACAAAAATTTATAGCATTATCAAAAGATCAATTAGTAAATGAACTTATATATAATCGGATGATAGATATTGAAGAATTTAAATCATGTTTATATGACAAATTAAAACCAAAAGAACAAAAAATAATTAATAATTTATTAGATCAATTTTATGAAGATGAAATAAAATATACAGATAAATATAGATTAGATATAAAATTTATGATCTATAATAATAGTGATAATATAATAAAATAGAATTACCTAATATTTAAATTTATATTATATTAAATAAATTATTGTTCTTAATAGTTAATTATGTAAAATGAATAATACTATCATTATTTGAATTTTTATAGATATTTATAAATTGTGAAATAAAATCTTTAATAGCATCAATATGACTAATAATTATAATATTTTTATAATTAGTTTTTAAAAATTGAGCTATTATATGGAAACGGTCAATATGTTCTTTATCTAATACAGAAACACCTTCATCTATAATTAATAACCCACATTTTGGTAAAACTGATAATTTGCCAAGTGTAATTTTCAAACTTATATTCAAAATAAAATGTTCCATTCCACCTAAAATATTAATAATATCATTTTTATCATTAAATATATTAATATATAAATAATTACCTTCTAATGATAATTTAACTTTTTTTTTAATAAATGGATTAATTAAATTATTCATATATTGTTCAATTCCATTTAAATATTTTTTTAATATTGTTGATGGAATACCATGAATACATACTGATTTTGCTAAAGATTCATATATTTTAATATTATTTTCATATTCTATTTTAAATTTCATATTTTTTTCGTAATTTAAAATAATATTTTTATTATTATTTATTGTTAATTTAAAATTTAATATTTTATTATTATTTTTATTTATTGTGTCATTTAAAAAATCTTGATTTTTCGATAATGTTTTTAATTCTTCAATATTATTTATATTTTCTTTATATTTTATACTATCACTATATTCATTATAAATATGTTCTATATCTAGTAATTCATTATTATTAATTTTATAATTTTGTTCTAAATGTTCTATTTTATATATTATTAAATCATATTGCTTAATAAACATATTTAATTTATTATTATGTAACCAATTTAATTTATTACAATTTGTTTTATATAAACTTTCATATAATTCTAATTTTTGATAATTATTATTATCTTTATCATAAATAATAAGATTATTAATTAATAATAAATAATAATTCTTTTCTTTTAATAATTCATTAATAATATTTTGTCTTTTTTTACAAATATCACAGTTTGGATTTATTTTATTTTCTTCTAGACTTTTATTAATATAATCTAATTTATAATTATATTCTTCAAATAACTTTTTATTTTCACAATAAGATTTATATTTTTCTAAAATTAAATCTTTATTTTTAAAAAATATTTCATAATTTTTATTATCATTAATTATATTAATATAATCATCTTCAATATTATCATAATCTGTTTCTTTGAATTGAGATATTAATAATTTAATTTTATTTTTTAAAATCATTTTAAATTCTGAAAAGTTATATTCAAAATAATTATTATTTGTGATTAATTTTTTGATTAATTCTGATTTATGTTTTAACATTTTTAATGAATCATTATATTTACATTCAATATTTATAATATTACGATCCATTAATGTTAATCTCTGGTCTCTTTTAAAATTTATATCTTTTAATTTATTCTGTAATTTAATATTATCTTTATTTATTTTTTCAATATATATATTTAAATTATTATTTTCTTCTTTTATATTATCAATATTTAGATTATCATCTAATTGTATTTCTATACTTTTTAAAAGAGTTTTATTTTCTTTTGATTTACTTTTAAAAACTTTTGTCATTATTTCAAATTTATGTAAATGTAATAAATTATATAAAAAATTTTTACGATCTTGTGGTTTCATATCATAAAAATTTTTTTCATTATTTTGTAAAAATAATGTAGTTAAACAGAATTCATCATAACTTCCAATAATATTTTTTAATGTTTTTAAAGTTTCAAATCTATCTTTACCTGTTAAATCGGTTTCAATATCATCTTCATATCTATATAATTTATTAATTATAAAATGAATACTTTTACCAGTTTTACTAGTATTTTTTTTTTGAACTTTACCTTTTTTATGAATAACATATAAATATCCACCAAGCATAAATCTTAATTTTAATTCAAATGTTTTATATTTAAAATTAACAATAAAAGATGGAACCGTTTTATATCTAGCATATATATTTCTACTAAAATCTTCATAAAGTGATAATAATAAAATATCAATAATAGTTGATTTACCATAACTATTTGGTGCAAATAATCCTGTAAGTTCATGATCTTGTAATTTTGTAAAATCAATAAAATTATTTTCACCATAACGAAATAAATTCGAAAATTCTAAATCTAATAATTTCCATTCTAATAAAGATTTCTCAGTGGTTAAATCACTTTCTACAATATTTTGTGAAAATATTTCTCTACATTTTTTTTTATTTTCTTCATTTAATTTTTCAATATATTTTTCTAATAAGGCTAAATATGATATTTCCTCTTGTTCAATATCATCACTTAATGAAGTTTTAATTATACCACTTTCATATAATGATAACTTTTTATATTTTTTTTTTAAAAATTTTTTAACAATTATAAATGTTTTATTATCATCAATATTAATTCTTAATCGCCCATTTTTTGGAAAATCATAAGTTATATAATCAATTTCTTCATTATTTTTATAAACTTTATTATTTTTTACTGTAATTTCCATATAACGATATTTATTTTTAATAATATGATATTTTTGTTTTCCATTTTCTAAATCCCATATTAATATACCATGTTCATCATCTGTTTCACCAAAATTTTGAGAAATTAAACTTGATGCATATGCCATATTAGATGCTACATATTGATGTTTATGAATATCACCTAATAAAACATAATTATAATTATCAAAATCTGAAACTAATTTATCACCATTTAATTTAAAACCAACACTTGTTTCTGTTTTACCAACTCCACCATGATATAATCCTATTTTATATTGTGCATCAGATTGTATATCATGTGCTTTTATTATTTCTTTATCAATTAAACTATAAACACCAAAAACAATATTACCATATCTATATGCTCCCGATGTTCTTAAATAATGAATATTTTCACAATTTTTATCTTGTAAAATTGCTTGAATAGAATCTTTAATATGATTATTCGTTTCTACAAAATCATGATTACCAGTAATCATGATTAATGGCATGATATTTCGTAATCTATCTAAAAAATCCCAAGTTTTCAAAACACAATCAGGAGTTAAATTATCTTTATTATGTAATAAATCACCAGTTAAAACTATAATACTATTATTATTTCTAACTTTTTTTAAATACTCATATAGCTTATCGAAAATATATTCATATTCATTATGTTTTTCATAACGTCTAATATGTATATCACTAATATGATATATATGATTAATCTTTGATGTAGTATTTATTATTTGTTCTAAAATTAACATTACAATATTAGTAATATTAATTTTAAATAATATTAATAAATCAATTTTTATAAAATAAATCTTTGATTTATTTTATAAAGTTAATAAGGTTTGTTGATTACCAATTTTTATTTTAGAGATAGAAAACTTAATTTTTCAATCTAAAATAATTAACTTTTACAAATACATTACATAGTTATAGTTCTTTAGTAAACAACAATAGAATCATATCTTTTTTATAATAATTTAATATATTTAACTATTAATAATACCTGTCTATTTTAAATACTTATTTTCAAAATATTAAATAAAATTTAATTATATTTTTGGTTCAAAACATAAATCTAAAATATCATCCATATATTCAGTAAACCAGTCATTATATGCACCAATAATAGTTTGTAATTCATTATCATTTTTATAATCATTGTACATATTCATTACACAAGCCATAATTAAATTATTATTATTTTTAATAAATAATTGTGCTTCATTATCAGTATAGTTATGTAACCCTACTTGATCACTATCTTTTCTAAATATTGTTAAAGTATGATAAATTTCTCTTTGCATTGTATATTTAATTATATTGATATAATCAATATTATTTAATGCAATATTTAAATTTTTTTTTATTATTTTTTTGAATAACATAAATATATATAAATTAAATAACTTGAAGATATTTTATCAATTTTTATATTTACAATATATTTAGTAAATTTGTACTAATAATATCTTATAATTTATATAAAATTAATATTTTGTAAATAATATACTTTGAAATTTGAAAATATCTTATTAAGATATTTTCAAATTGTATTATTAAATAAGTTTTAATTATTTAATAATATACGGTTCTAACAGGATTCGAACCTATGACCTACCGGTTAACAGCCGGTTGCTCTACCACTGAGCTATAGAACCTTATATCAAATTTGATATAGAGAAGATAAAGGAATCGAACCTAAGATCCTTGATCGATTTATTTATAATCAATTAAGAATTGTATACCATTTAAACTATCTTCTATGGTTTATATAAAACCTTTCTCTTTATGAGAACTTGATGATATTATTTATATATATATAATATCTATATATATAAATAATAACACTGCAATTAATAATATTATTTAGATATTATTAATCGTGCCTCCTACGGGACTCGAACCCGTGACCCCCGCATTATAAGTACGGTGCTCTAACCAACTGAGCTAAGGAAGCTTGTAAAAATATTTTTTAGTAAAATATTAAATGATATCATTTTGGATAAATCTTTCTCTTTGTGAGAACGTCTTTTATAATATATATATATTATAAAGCTTTAAATAAAAATAAACTAAAAGAATAAATATATAATTAATAATTAAATATCATTACCTATATAATAATATTTTTAATTTATTTGATATAGTTAAAAGTATAAAAGATTAATTACAACATTGCATATCAAAATAATATTCATTATCATATCTACCTTTTGTAATACCATTTAGAGTAATATATTCTTTTTCTTTTGATAATATTAACATATTATGACAACATTTACAAATATCAAACCATTTTGGATTTTTTATATAATTACTTTTATACTCGAAATTATTATTAATATATATAAATTTAATAATTCCATCAATTGCTATATTTTCTAAATTATCAATTGGTAGTCCATAAAAATCATATTTAAACATATTATAAATAAGTGGCGTATTTTCTAGTTCTATATTAATTTTAAAATTAATATAATTAACATGTAAATCATATTCATTATCAATATATTTTTTTAATTGATTCATCATTATTTCATAAATATATTCATCTGATAAATTTATAATATTTTTTTTTAATAATTGTTCTATTGCTTTTTGAATATATAAAAAACTTTTATTAATAAATATATTAATATAATCTTCATTAACATTATTTTTCTTATTTAAATCATTCTTAATAAATGATTGCATTTTAACTAATAAATATTTTTCTGTATTTAACATTTAAATATATAAATTATATATTTAATAAATAATTAAATCAATTTTTATGATTACCTCGATTTAATTTTAATTATTTATTTTTATTTTATAAGTATTAATAATGTATATTATTATAATATTATTAATTATATTATTATTAAATAATTATAAAAGACAAACTATTTCAAATATGGCTAATATAAATTGGTCGTCACCTATACAAAAATATTTTGATAAAATATATGTAATTACATTACCACAGAGAAAAGAATATATAGAAAATATAATGAAAAATATTAATTTAAATCCTATCTATTTTTCAGCAAAATTAAAAAATGAATTAGATTATAATAAATTAATTAATGATAATATAGTTAAACGACAATTTGTAAAAAAAAAAAATTATGGTAGAATTGCATGTCATTATAGTCATATTTCTGTTTTACAAAATTTTTTAGATAGTAATGCAGAAACATGTTTAATTTTTGAAGATGATATTAGACCTATTGAAAATGTTACACATTTAAATGATACATTTAAAAATAATATATCTGAATTACCAGATGATTGGGATATATTATATTTAGGTAGATGTTGGGATAATTGTAAAAAACAAACAAAAATATCTTTAAATATATATAAATTATATACACCTAAATGTAGACACGCATATGCAGTAACTAAAAAAGGTGCAGAAATAATATTAAAATATTCTATACCACAATATATTGCAGGAGATAAAATATATGCAGAATTAATTAAAAATAATAAATTACAGGCATATGGTTTTTCACCACAATTATTTTTACAAAATAGAGAAAATTTAGGCTCAACACTTGGAAATATCAACGTGTTAAAAGAATGTTCATCATCTTCTAAGTTATTTTAAATAACTTATTTAATTGGTTTATAATTTAAATACGCATTAACCACACAAGTGCATGGAATGGTGGCATTTTGTTAAATGTATTATTTCCCCCTATTTTTCCTGTGTTATCGTTAACAAATGCAAAAGCTATATCTGGGTTACCATTATGTATCTTATTATCCATATCACTACGTGAATTAAGAAATTGAGTAGTATTACCTATTACATTCCATACATTTTCAGAAGTTATATTTATATTTTCCTGTCCCCCCCTATGTATTAAATAATCTTTACTCTCTATATGATATTTATTTTTAAACCTATGATCATGCCTTGGTAAGTGATGAATTCCAATTTTACTTCCATATGAACCACCTGTATAATTATATGGCACTTGCAATTTTGATTCTGTAGAATCTGTAGATTCTGTAGTTTTTCTAGCTATAACAGAAAGATCTCCACCATAAATAAACTGGTTTCTTAAATCAGGTGTTTTAATATATTTTATCTTATCTTCTACTGGAAATGTATCAGAATTATATTCTTGTTCTGTTATTGAATAAATATTTTTAACATCATCTCGAATTTGATAAAAATGAGTGTGATTTATTGATTCATTCTTTTCTATTTTAGTTTTTAATATATTTATTTGATCTTCTGTAAGCAATGGATAATACGAATCCCGTAATTCTTGATTGTTCTCTATATTAGTTATAGCTAAATATTGTTGTGCTGTTTTAACAGTTAAATATTCATTTTTCAAATAATAATTACCGTTACAATAAGCCCAATGAATTGGTAACTCATTTTCTCTAATATTTTCTTTATAATAAGAAATTATAGTTCCAGTCGGAACTAAAGGCGAATTATTTAATAATAAATCTTTATTTGAATTAATAGTACCATTTGTATTTATATTAGCTGGTATATTTAATATTTCTTCATTTCTTGATTGTAAAATATTTTTAGCAATAATACCTAAATTTTTAATACTTTCTGTAATTGTTAATGGATTATTTTCAGTAAATTTTTCATTTATACTATTTTTAAATTTATTATTATCAATATTACATTTAAGTAAATATACAGCAATAACTATTAATACTATAAATAGAATATCTCTATTATTCATATTATATATATATATATATATATTTTAATTTTTTATAATATATATATATAATGGGAAATATAACTTCGCTTCAAGGAGATAATAATTTAGAAACAGAGAATAATAATAATAAAATAAATAATAAAACTATTTTAAATGAATTTATAGATGATATTTTTAATAAAGATTATATTTTTTTTTCTGAATATGATGATAATAGTTTGGATAATAATATTTATTATCCAAAAGAATATTTAAAAAAAAGAGCATTATGTACTAATCAAACACGTATACCAATTACACTACCTTATGTTAATGAAGAATCAAGTGAAATTAAAGATTATACATTATATATTGATATTAAAGATATGTATGGTGAATATTTACAAGATGATGGTCTTTTATATCAAACAAAAAATGATTTATTTTATTCATCAATAATATATAATGGTAAAAGTCAACAAATTAGTGGTATAACATGGAATGATTTAGATAATTATATAAAACAAAATCCACAAAGTACAAATATTAATTATTATAAATTTATAAGAGAACAAAAAAAAAATGAAACAATTTCAATTCCAACAGAAAAAGGGTTAAATATTGGATATAATACAAAATGTAATATATTTTATACTAATAATAGAATAGGTAAAATTCAAGATTATGGATCATATATTAATGGATATGGTGGTTTTTGTGGCGAAGTATTTAATAAGAGAACAAAAGAAGGAGATTTTAAAAATGGAAGTATTCAAGATACTTCTCAAAATAATATCCAAAATGGTAATGATTTTTTAATAAATGAGTTTAGAGATTGTAATTGTATTAATTCAGATATAGTATATCAAAATAGAAATAATGATGAGTTAAATACTAATAAAACAGCACTTGCTCAAGAATTTGACGACAGATGTAATCAAATATTTAATTATACATATAATATAGCAGATACAACAAATACTCCACTTGACTATAATATAGTACCAACAACTATAATAATATCACCATCAACACCATCAACACCATCAATACCATTACCATCACCTGCACCGTCATCATCAACATCGTCAATAATAACGACAACTGCAATAATAAATACTAAATCAGAAAATGATGATATACCAACTGCAACAACATCAACAACAACACCAACATCAACAACAGTAACAACATCAACAACCACACCAACATCAACAACCGCAACAACATCAACAACTGCAACAATATCAAACTTACAATTAAAAGGTTCACATTCAAAAATAGAACAAGATAAAAAAATATCAAATGGTGTAATTGCTGGTATTATTACTGGTTCTGTTGTTATTGTTATTAGTGTTATTGGTGTTATTAGTTTTATTTTAATAAAAAATAAACATAAAAATAAAATCTAATTGAAAAATAAAATATAAATTATATGAATTTTTTAATAATATTTCTAATTATAATTATATATGAGTACATTTTGGGATGTCTTAAAAGAAGAAGCAAAGTATAATCGAGAAATGATAAAAAATGCAATTTATCCAAGTAGTTATTATTTTATAATTCCATTTATTGTGATTACCTTATTTTGTTATATTATTTTTTATAATAAATATAATACAATTTTAAAACAAGGGGGAATAAGACATATAAAATATTCGTCCGATTGTCAAAATAGAGCCTATAATTATTGTAATAATAGAAATGAACATTTTAGAAGTAAGTATAGAAGCACTAATACTCGATCATCAAGATGTTTAAATAATTATAAAATTCATAACTGTAAACCGATATACATCAGAAAAAAATTAACTTTAAATTTATTATATTTTGGTTTACCATTAATAATAAGTGCAATAATTGGTGGTATTATATTTAGAATAAAATTTTGTAGTTTATCACCAAAAGTATGTATTGCACAATCATTATATTGAAATTTTTAATTATTAAAAATATTATATTTTTAATAATTATATAAAAATAATAATTATATAATTTTATTTTTTAATTTTTTTTGTTTCATCTTTATGACATTTTATACATAGTGTACGTAAATTATCCATACCACATTCACCTCCACCATTAATAACAGGTATTATATGGTCTGCATCCCATAATCCACCACCATGTTTTTTAATCCATATTTTTCTTTTTATTGTAATTCTATATTGTTTTAAAAAATCTTTTCGATCATCATTATATAATTTGAGTGCTTCTTTTGCTATTTTTTTAGTATCAATATTACAAATAGCACAATTACCTTTATCTCTTCTATAAAGACAGTCTCTAATATATCTATTATTACTTCTAATTAAAATTTCATGAACACATTCAGGAGAACACATTGTTCTTTTAGGTGGTTTAACTGGACCATTGCACCATCTACATTTAGTAAAACCATTTTCATCTTTTGATAATAATTTAGCATCAATTAATTTACCAGTATATCTTTTCGTAGACATTATTATAAACTATATAAAATATTTATAAATAGAAGTTTGATTAATCATAATTATTTATTTTTTATTTAGTATACATAAATCCCATCATACCACTATTACGGTGATAACATTGTGCAGCAATAGCATAAATTTTACAAGGTTGTTTATTTATATTATTAAATATAAATTTACAAGAATTATGTTCAATTCGTGCAAAATTAATACCACTCTCTTTTATATTCGTAATTAGATTTGAATTTGTAAGAGAATAAATTCGTATATTATCAATTATATCAACTTTTTTTAATAATAAAGTAATAATTTTTGAATTATAATTAAAATTAATTTTCTCAATATCATTATTACTTAAAAAATAATATATAATATGATTAAAATAACATTGTTGATTACTTAAATTTACCAAATTCATTTGAGCAGAGTTAAATATAATATTTTCATATAAATGTAATTTTACAATATTATTATTTTGATAAACATCATATGTTAATATTAATTTTTCATTATTAAATGTATTATATTTAATACTTATATTTATCGAATGATATTCTAAATAAAATATACCATTTTTTAATATATAAAATGGTAAAATATTATCATCCATATTGTATATTTTGCGCAGAGCATTAAAAATTTCTGGATATATACGATCTAATAATTGCCCACCTACCTTTAAATCAATTGAAATAATATTATTTGTATTTATTTGAACATTTTTAAAAAACTCATATTCATTTAATTTAATTTTGAAATCTATAACTTTTAAATTTTCAATAGATGTAAGTTGGCGTTTTTCAATAAATTTAACGTCATCAGTATTAAAAAATTTAGCATCACTATGATGAATTTCATCAGTATTATAATATTTTATATAATCATCTTCAACTCCATAATATTTATTTTTAATATCTTTAATTTCATTTAAATATGATTCACTTAGATTTAAATTTTCAAAGTTCATTAATTTAAATATATATATATCTATATATATATATAAATATATATATATATTTAAATTAATGAACTTTAATATTTGGACTTTTGATAATTTTTTAACAGAAAAAGAATGTAATAATTTTATTTCACAAATTAATAATAAAAAAAAACATAATAATTTTACAAATACAGGATTATTTATAAATGATAAATATATAAATTTAGAATTAGCAACATATTTTTTTAATAAAATAAAAAAATTAATAAATATTGAAATATTAAGACCAAATAATATTATAATGACTGGTAAATATTTACCAAATCAGAGTTTTAGTTTACATACTGATACAGGTTTATTTTATGACAGAATAAAAAAAGAAAAAAGTAAATATACATTACTTATTTATTTAAATGATGATTATGAAAATGGTGAAACTGAATTTTATGATAATAATTTTAATAAACAAGTAGTAATTAAACCGAAAAAAGGAAAAGCATTGTTGTTTGATATTGATTTATGGCATAGTGGAAATCAAGTTTTAAAAAAAGAAAAATATTGGATTGGATGTGAAATTATTGGTAAATTTAATACTCGTAAAAATTGATAAATAACAAATCCTATTAACTTATAAAATAAATCAAAGATTTATTTTATAAAAATTGATTTTTTAATTATAAACCAAGAATAAAAACATTCAAAGAATAGTGTAATTTTATAAATAAATTAACAGAAGAAGAATGTTATATATCATATGAAAAAATTAATATAAATAATGATTATATGATATGTAGTACTTGTAATAAGCAATATTTATTTGAAAATATAAATGAATGGTTAAAGATACAAAATACATGTCCTCATTGTAGAGAAAATTGGACAAATAAAACAATTTATATTAATAAAGAATGAATATAAATAAGATTTTTTTAATATAGGTAATCATGTTTACAAAGAACAAAATCTTATTAACTTTATAAAATAAATCTTTGATTTATTTTATAAAAATTGATTTTAATAATTATAATAAATATAATTATTTAATATTAATGACTAATACATTTAATAATTATAAATCAAATTCAGAATTTTTACATACTGAAATTTATTCGAATTTAAGTGAACTTATTGAAAAATCATATAGTTATAAAAATTTCAGATATATTAATGGCCCAATTAAATTACAAAATACGGAATATGTTTTAATTCGTGATACATTTTATGTTTTAGAATGTATTTTTAATTTTAATAATAAAAATTATCATGGTATATTTTATTCAGATGGACAAAATTATGTGAAACAATTAATTGATAATATTTAAAATTAAAAGTTTATTTATTTACCAAAATTCTGTGTAACACTCTTTTGACCAGCATTAGCAACACTTTCTGTTAATTTACGTTGTGCCTGAATTTCTTGTTTTAGTGTTTGAATTGTATCTTCAAGTCGCAGAATTTCTTTATTTTGTTGTTCAATTGTTGCAGTCATATTACTACTATTTACTTGATGTTGAAGTTTCATTGTATTTAATGCAGAATGAAGTTCTTTTTTATTCTTTTCTTCTAATTCAGTTTTAAGTTTCACAAATCGTTTATCACTTGTTTCAATTTGTTCATTTAGAGTTTCATAATTATCATTATTAATAATTATTTTATTATAACTTTGTACAACTTTAGATGCAAGTTCATATTCTTGATCTTTTAATTTACGTTCAACATCATCTGTTTTACGTAAATACTCTTGTTCCATTTGATATTTTTTTTCACTATATTCATTATCTAATAAATTCATTTTATCATTATATTGTTTTAATGTTTCATTATATTGATTATCACATTCTTCTGTATGTAATTTTAATTGATAATCCATTTCATTTAATTGATCTTGTGAAAAATCTTTAAGATTTGTAAAATTACTATTAAATGTATCTTGTGTTGTTTGTAAAGAATTTATATTTTTAGAAAGAGTTTCTACTAATTTAAATAATTTCATATTTGTATTTTTTATATTAAATAAAGTTTTATTTTGCACGGGTTTAACAACCGTTGAGGTACTTGTTTTTTTAACTGATTTCTTTGGAGGCATTAATTAATAAGTATTTTTTTTTTTTAAATATATATTTAATAAAAAATAAGTTAATTATTCACTTATAGAGCTTATTTGTAATATAGGAAATCATGTTTACGAAATAGAATATTTATAAAATAAAAAAATATTTAGTATTATTGATTTTAAATTTTAATAATATCCATGATATTTAAATTTTCAATATTAATATTATCTGGTAAACTTTTATTTTTTTTCTTACCTTTAATTATATATTGTAAATAATATCCATATTGACCTTTTTTTAAAAATACTTTTTGATTTTTAATTTTAAAAGTTTTAATTGCTCCTGGTTCTATATTAAATAATTCAATTGCATATTTAATATCTTCTTTTCTATTTTCATCTTTAATACTAACACGTGTTTTTCCTTTTTGAAAATAAAATCCATATGGTCCTTTATATAATAATATTTCAGATTTACCACTAGTACCAATCATTTTTGGATATTCTAAAAGTTTAATTGCTATTTCTAAAGTGATATCTTTTTGATTTAAATCTTTCACTTTTGCATATTTAAATGTTTCTTTATTATCATCATTAATAATCATTTTAACACATAATCCATATTTACCAATCATACTGTATATTTTATTATCATTATATTCACCAATATAAATATCTGTATTGTGTTTTTTTTTTGGTGCATTAATTGATAATTTTTCAACAATAGGATTAAATTCTTTATAATAAAGATCTAAAACATTATACCATTTAATTTTACCTTTTGCAATTTTATCTAATAATTTTTCAAAATTTGCTGTAAAATCAAGTTGTATAATATTATGAAAATTTTTAACCATAAATTGATTTGTATCAATCCCAATTTGTGTTGGTACTAATTTTTTATTTTCTTTACCCAAAAAAATAGTTTTATTACTTTCTTTAATTTTAAATTTATTATTTAATTTATATTGTTTGCTATCTTTTTCAATACCAGGAATATTTTGATTTTTAACATATTCACGTGTCATAATTTTATCAATAATACTGGCAAAAGTAGCAGGACGTCCAATACAATTTTTAGCAAGATATTTAATTAAACCAGCTTGATTATATCTTAATGGTGGAGAATTATAATCTTGTTTACTATAAATATTATCCATAATAATATTATCATTTTTATTAATAATAATATTACTTTCATTTTCTTTTTCATAAACAATTAAATATCCATTAAATTTAATTGTTTCAATATTACCTTTAAAATACACATTTTTTGGTAAAATATATTGATTTTCATTTAAAATATTAATATTTATTTTATTTTGATTTAATATTGAATCTTCCATTTGACATGCAATTGTTCTTTTCCAAATTAAATTATATATTTTTTTATAATCATCTATCATATCAATATTTTCTCTTGTGATTAAAGTAGGTCTAATTGCTTCATGTGCTTCTTGTGATCCTTTTTTATTTATAAAAGTTCTATATTTATAATAATTTTCACCATATATATTAATAATATATTTTTTACATTGATTAATAACATCTTGACTTAAATTATATGAATCTGTTCTCATATAAGTAATATATCCAGCTTCATATAATTTTTGAGCAATTACCATTGTTTTTTTTGGAGTATATCCATATTTAGTTGATGCTTCTTGTTGTAATGTAGAAGTGATAAATGGTTTACTTGGTTTATTAATAATATCTTTATTTGTAACTTTATGAATAATAAAATTAGAATTTTTATTAATTTTATTTAATAATTCTATTGGATCATTTAAAATATAAATTTCTTTATTCATTAATGTTGTTTTAATAATATTTTCATTAATAATAAAATCACCAGTTGTTTTATAAAAAGATTCATTATTATTATCATTAAATTGTTTAATTTCATTTTCTTTATCAATAATAATTTTAACAACAACGCTTTGAACACGTCCTGCTGATAATTTTCCTTTTAATTGTGTCCATAATAATGGTGAAATTTTATAACCTACAAGACGATCTAATAATCTTCTTGCTTGTTGTGCATAAACCATATCTTCATTAATTTTTTTAGGATTATTAATTGCTTTTAATACTTCATCTTTAGTAATAGAATGAAATACAATTCTATCTGGATTATCTAATTTTAAAATATCACATAAACCACTTGCAATCATTTCACCTTCTCGATCTTCATCAGTGGCAAGAATAACATTTTTACATTTATTTGCTGTTATAATTAAATCTTTAACAATTTTTTTTTTATCTTTTAAAATAGAATATTGTGGTTGAAAATTATTATTCACATCAATTGATAATGATTTTGGATCCAAATCACGACAATGACCAAAACATACTTTAACAATATAATCTTTTCCAAGAATTTTAGAAATCGTTTTACTTTTACCTGCACTTTCAACTATAATAAGATTAGACATTATCTATATAAAATATATTATAAATATATTTTATAATCAATTTTTATAAAATATATTTATAATATATTTTATAAAGTTAATAAGGTTTGTTGATACAATAAACCTTATTAACTTTAATTTTAAAATATTATCAATCTTAAATAAGTATAGTTTATTTTTCAATAAATTGTAAATCTAAGATCAAATTATATACTGGTTTTTGATTAGTATAGATTTGTTGATTAATTGATTTAAATATATCAGGGTTAATATATTTATTTTTTAATTTTAAAATAAAATTTTCTATATTAGAACTTT